TCGTTGAGGTACTTCCCCTTACTTCCAGCAGTGGTTCGCAACACCATTTGGATATAATCATTCAGGAGAGGTACATGGTTCACCTGTTTCAGCAAACCAAGGGCGACACCCCGCATGTGTTGCCTATGTGCATCATCACCTGCTGGTCCAGCATTGGATAAAGTGGCCCCAAGCTTGAGGACACACTTCATTGTGGGAGCCATCAGATAACCATCCTTAGTAGGATAAAATGCATTAGAGCAAAAACGTGCATCTTGCAAGGGGTGATTTGCTTTGAACTTCATCTTAAATCCCAGCGTCTCTCCTGCCGCAACCATAGTTGAAACATCCAAAAGGGCGGGACAAACCCGGCCAATGGAGTCATCACCACAGGCAGCCAAACGAAAAGATGCACCTGGGCTAGGGAAGTCCGGGCATTGTAAGCATTGTGAAAAGGTGAATTCTGGATGATATTTCTTCTGCCAAACCTTAGCAATGCAATACCACTGCACTGTAAGGTTAATCATAGTGTTGGACCACGTGGTATCGGGATGCCCTGAAAGGGTTCCCGGAACACGAACGCAGCTAACTCCATGGCGAGAAGAAAATTTGGAACGCTCCAAAAGCAGCTCATAAATCCGAAGAGACTCCCCTGTTAGGCCCAACCGCTTAGCAAACCAAATCTTCAATCGAGTGGAGAAGATGCTATTAGTGCAGTCAAACCTAGAGAAGTCATTCTCAATTATGGGCCACTCGGGCCGTTGCATTAACCAGTAAGTCACCTCATTTGCAAGTCCACCAGGCTCATAATATAGTGCACATTCATGGGACATGGTGGCATGGCAATATTTGGAGAAAGCACGGAAATACGGGCCCAAAAGCACTTTAACCGAATCTTTTGCGCTCATTATATTCCGCGGTGATATCTCTTTCTGCAAAACATACGCCAAATAAGCTAACTTAATCTCGCGTTTGACGAAACAATTATAGCGTTTGAGTTCACGTTTCGGTGGAATGCAGCCATGCATGCGCTCATATTCTCGAATTAGGCATTGCCTCTTTGCACCTGGGAAGTGATTAACCCACTCAGCGAAAGATTGGGGCCGTACGCGCGCCTGGGGTAGAACCCTGGGCGCTAACATCATGACCTCATCCCACGCCTCCTCCTGAGGATCCGGGCGCTCCTTGACAACACGATTTCGAAAACTGGCCAACTCATTAGCTTGGTTAGCCTTAGCAACATGATAGCCTACACCACCAAATACTGGACCCACAATCCAAGCCCCAGAATTATTACCACTCTCCTTAGACGTTCGACTGATAAAACAGAGTTCGCCATGTTGTATCGGGTCTAATTGTCCTTGAAAAGTTTGATTTGGCAAGCAGGTTGGGGCAATGGAAAAGGGCGCAGGGAAGGCAACAAAGGCTTGTGCATTAGCAAAGCATCAGCAATTCGATTGAAGCCTTCCGCGTGATGATTCTGAATGGCCATGATACCAGGATTGTTTCCGGTGTTAACCCATAGGGGCGCCAAAGCATGGCTAGCCACTGGCGCCTCCCACTTGGGATACCACCTATGCTCACGCAGGAGCAACCAACACCTGGTACATAAATTCCTATGCGTATTGTATTTGAGCAAATAATCCCTAACACGCTTGCGGGACACATCGGTGCTAACACCAAACTTTTGAGGGTCCAGTGCGGCATCAGTTGTCACTTGCACAGCGTCTCGGGCTCGACGAAGGTCAATAAAGGCTTGTTCTATTGCGGCGGCTGCAGTTTCGGCTTTGCACACATCGCTGTAAATAGTTTTCAAGTCCCGGCCACCCTCCTTTGCTGGTTTCTCCCAAGTTTCAGCAACGGAGGCAGCCAAACACAAGGCTTGCTTGGGCAAATCAGTAACTTCATCGCGATTGATCATACCATAAAGCGATGAGGCTACATTTTCAACCAAGGGCTTGTAAACACGCGTTGGGCCGTGCATAACCCAATCATTTGGCGTGTACTGACTTTCGTGAAGGAATTCTCTAGCATTATCAATGATAAGCTGTTCAAGGGGATCAGCACCTTCGTCTTCAAAGCCATCCTCTGCAACGAAATGGGATTGAGAAACAGGACGAACAACTCGGCAAGGCAATGTATTTGATATCTCGATATGGCTTGTTGCTAGGCAAGCTGCCGACCGGCCATTAAACTTTAAAACCTCACGCGTCCAGCGTGGGAAATAAATTGAACCGGAAGGCGCTTCACCTAAGGCCATAAGAGCACGCTCATACTTCCCCATTCTCGGAACCATAACCAAATGGCCCTCAACATCTTCGCAACAAATCGTATCAACGGAGATATGGGAAAATTCTGGGTGCTGTATCGCATCAACCAAACCGCTCAAATTGCTCAAGTCAACATCGATTGAATATTCAACGTGTTGCTTGGGCCTACAAACAATTGGTGATACAAATTCGAGAACTTCAGAATCAATTTGGGGATTAGATTTCAGCTCAACACCGTCAGCTACAACCAACTCCGGCATATCACGAATATCAATCAGATCCTCCAACTTATCTTTCTCAGCCTGCAGAAGCTTCATACGTGCATTCAAATGGCGCTTCTCAGCGGCACCTATACTATGCTTCTGCATTCCATCAACTACGTTCTTAATGTTGTGGACAACGGCTTTCAACCTACATTCCAGTGTGGGAGTATCCAACAAATTATCTGGAGGAGTAGGCGGTGGAGGCAGCGGTGGGTTAGATCCAGGCTTCAGCGCTTCACCTATGCGATAAACTTTTCGCGCGCAACGACGACGACAGACGACACCCTCAGCAAACCAAAATTCACACCAACACTCACGACTGACGACTTCAACAAAAGACAAAGACGACGACACGGGACGAGCATAGAAAGGCTCAGTGACGGACTCGACAGGAAGGGTGGAGGGGAACGGATTAAGGACACAGTGCACCTCGCTAGCTTGCCCAGGCCCGGCAACCAACGAAAGCGCACCCTCTTGAGCACGCAGCTTTATAGTACCACAAGAGTCAGTACTGGATGGACACATCATCCTAGCAACCACTGGAGGTCTAGCCCTATGGGAGTATGGCCCACAGCCCGATGGGTGAGTA